GCCGGTGCGGGTGAGTGCGCCGGTGGTGGTGACAGTGGGCTGGTAGGCGCGGCTGCCGGCCCGGGTGAGCGCACCGGTCAGGGTAACGGTGGGTTTGGCAACGGTGGACAGTGCACGGAGCATCGCGCCAACCGTGATCACGGTGCCGTTGTAGTGGCCGCCGACAACACGGGTTGTCGTGCCGGCAGTGGTCACCACGCCGGCCAGGAGACGGCCAACCCGATTTGTTGTCGCACCAGTTGTGGTGACAGTGCCGCTGTAGTGGAGCTGGGCCGCAATTGTCAGGGTCGCGGCTGTGGTGATCGTGACCGGCAGGCTCTGCGTGTTGGCGGTCCCGACCTTGACGGACCGGATGAGGACATGTTTTCCGGGGTAGGCGCGAAAGAACCTTGCCATTTCCGCGCCCCCCTAGAAAGCGGTGGTCACTCTTCCCAAATCACGTAGCAATAGGCATTGACCGCTGTTCCGGCGGTGACACGCACACGCAGGAACTTCGACACCGGCACCTGAAACTCTCGGCCGAGTGGCCATTGCTTCACGTACTGGTTGGTTGGTGCGATCAATTGAAGGTCACCGTACCGAGTGGTGGTGATGGTTCCTTCCGCTGATGCCGTGTAGCCGGTGGCGCTGGTGCCCAAGGTGACCGTGGACGCCGGGGCGTTCGGGTCGTCATAGGGTTGCACACCAGCGGCCACGTGGGCGGTGACGGTCGCGGCCACGTCCGTTTGGATCAGTTCGCACTGAATCGGGGTCGCGGCGGCGGAACCGTCGAACGAGATGCCCCATTCCACTACCTTGAGTGGCCGCGTCGCGGACGGTGCAATTTGAAGCATCGTTTTGATCGCAGTGCCGGTAGTGATCTTGTTCAAAGCGGCCGTGGTCGGCATGGCACCATTAGCCGCGAAATACAGTGTTGCCATGCTGCCCTCTCAGGAGTGCTTGACCGTAATCGTGCTCTGGAGGGAGTCCCCGGTGTTCAGCGCCAATCCGGTGAACGACGCGTGTACATACAGGGTGCTGTTCGCGGTCGCGGTTCCCGGAGGGTTTCCGGTTGTCACGGCGTCGCCGTTGGACTGCGACACGGCGGCCGATCCGTTCTGGCCACGGGCCAGCGTCAACGACGTGGTTCCGGTGCCGGCGGTCACCTGCATGACTTCGGTGCGGCACTGGATGTAGGTGTTGTTCGCCGGGGTGTAGGACGCGGCCAGGGTTCCGGTTGTGCCACCGGTTCCGGTCGGCGCAGTTGCCCATGTGCTGCTGAACGGCTTTGTTGCGGAGTCCGACAGGAACACTTCCGCAATGGTCTGACCCGACAGGGACGTAATCGTTCCCACGACCTGGTAGGAGTCGTTCGTGCTGGTGGTCGTCGCAATGGACGATGTGCCGGCGACACGAGTCTCCGCCGCCTCCGAGAATGGCGCGACGTCGGTTGTGGCGGCAGTGAACGGTCCGCCCGCGACTCCGCCGGTTCCCCATCCCAGTTGCTTGGGCTCGGTGGCGGATCCGGTCATACGGCCCGCAATCACCTCACGCCCTTTTGATGTAACGACAACGACCGTCGCCATTATCCATCACCTCTCACTTGACAATGCGCGACGATTCGCGCGCCGGATCCGGAGCTCCGCCAGCGGTTTCCTGACGCATACCCACAGGGCTTGTCGGAAGGGGTTGCGGTAATTTGCCGTGACCACTCCGAGGTTGACGATTTCAGGGGGTGCCGTGTTGCCGCAGTTTGCACAGGGCACGCCCGGAGTGCGCGGCGATCCGCAGGCGCAACCTCGAACGATGATGTGGCTGACTTCGGCGGACGCGATGGCTTCGGTGTTGGCGTCGCTCATCTCGTCACCCGTTCTGTGTGCTGTCCATCGTGACCTCCTTCACCACTGCTGTAGTGGTGTCCATTCCGGGGTGGTGCCGATTGCGTCTCGGGACTGGTAGGCGCGTTCGAAAGAAGATGAACTTCCGGAGGGTTGCCAGTCCAGATATGCGATCGCGTCTGACCACTTCGTGAACTTCAGTGTGACGAAAGGGCTGAAACCAAATCCAGGAATAGTCATTACCCAGCATTTACCATCGGATTTGATTCTGATTTTGTCCCGCACGATCGACCCCCTAATCAATGATTTTGGGAATGAGGGCCGTCACCTTGTCGGCGGTCAACGGACCGCCTGGGATGTCTTCCGGTTCCGGAGCGACCGGAACACCCGGTCCGGGGTGCTCCGGCATGGTCGGCTCACTCGGCGAAGTCATCCGGAAGCGCCTTCAACGCCTCCTTGAGACGCGCCCGGTACCGCTGCTGCCACGTTTCCCGTGCGGGTCGGCCGCCAGGCGGTTTCCTGCCAGCGGGGCCACCGGCTGGCGGCGCGCCCGGTGCCGGTGGCTGATCCTGCGGACCACCTGGCGGGATGCCGGCACCGGCGGCCAGCGCGGGCGGAAGCGGTTCCTTCTCCGGCTTCTCCAACTCCAACGGCTCGTCGTTCTCGCCCGGTTCTCCCGGTTCCAGCGCAGTGCCCTTGAGCTTCGCGGCGACTCCAGCACGAGAGTAGGCGACCATGTCCCGCCACAGGACAAGGTTCTGGCGGTCCACCAACACAGCGGTGTCTCCACCGTCCACAGCGGGTTCGCCGATGTCGGCGCGGTACCGGTCCAACGTCCAGGACCCGTTCCGGAGACGCATGTCCCGAATGTCCTCGATCGTCTTGGAATCGCGCATGTCGACTTCGCCGAACTTCAGGTGCCAGCCCTCGATACCGAATCCACGCTGGACGATATAAAAGTTAAGCTTTTCCAGAACCAGTTCCGCGATGGGCTGGCAGGTGTTGACCAAGAACGTCTTGCGCTGAGATTCACCCGTACCGCCACCGAGGTTCCCCGATTCGATAACGCCTGCTTCGGCCGGCGGAACACCGTAGGTCGCAAGGATTTCATCGCGCTTCTGGTCCAGCGTGTGGAGGTATTCCTCCACCTTGTTCTGCTGGAGTTCCTTGACACCAGCCCCGCCCTTGGTCATCAGCGGGAAGCCGATGTTGCGGGGTCCAATGTTGCGTTGCATGTACTGGGCGACCCACCGGTTCATCTCCGGCTGGCTCATGCCTTGCGGCATGTCCACGTGAATGTTCGCCGGGTTGCCCTTGCGGAATGTTTCCTTCAGGGTGGCGGCGGCGAACAGCCACGCTGTGATCGGCAACAACGCGGCTTGCGTGGGGGACACGCCGAACACGCCGGACCGAGGGGAGTCCAGGGAAATGTGAATGATTTCTTTCGGCTTGAACTCGGCGCGCTGTCCGAACTCGGTCACCTGCACATAGCCGGTGACTTCGCCGTGTTCGTTCGCAATGGGGAAAGTGGACGGGCAGTCCAGGCTGTACAGGGCGACCGGAATACCACCCAGCCACACCACTTCAATGTAGGCGTCGCCGAACACCAGCAGGTCGGAAATGATGCCGCGCAACAGCTGGCGCATGTCTTCCTGCGGGTTGCAGTACTTCAGGAGCCGTTCCAGCGCGATGACGTTGGCTGGTTTCTCCGGTGCTTCCTGGTCGCCTTCGCCGGTGTCGGTGTCCCAGTCGGTCATGAGGCCACCGGCGGTGATGGTGCGGGCGATCGCGTTGGTACACGCCCAGCTCCACGGGCACGCCAGATACGATTCGTAGAGCTGTTGCAGCATGGAACGGCGGTCGGTCTGTGTAGCCGCGCCGGTCCCTTGCGTGTATTCGTTGATGCCACCGACGGGAATGCCGTATTCGTATCCGGCGCGGGTCGGAGTTTTGGTCGGGTCGATTTGCGTCAATGATTTTGTCGCCTCTTCGACCGGTGTCATACCCAGGAGTCGTTGCCAGAAGCCCATGGCATGATCACCTCCCCGCCAAATTCGTCCGCCTGGTAGTAGTCATCACGCCGTGGAACAACCGCGAATGTTCCCAGCGGTTGCGCCACCACGATCTGACTTTCAGCGTCCGGAAGAATACTGTTGTCCACGTTCATGAATTCGGGGCCAGCACCCATGTTGACGATCATGTAGCGAAGTGCGTCCGCAATGTGGTCGTCCGATTTCGTGTCGACGTCCTCCGGGTCGCCCACCTTGGCGTGCGGCAACGCGGGAATGGTCTGGATGAACTTCTCGCACGTGTCGAACACGTGGATCATCGGACATGCCAGAAGCCCCTGTGCCCGATGGTGTGGGCAGGCGGGGGCATCGGCCATGTAGGTGTGGATGCGTTGCCAGCCGTTGACGCGACTGCCCGCGCCCTTGCCGGCCTTGGTGAGGTGCACGCCGTTCTCCGCGTACACGTCGGCGATCGGTTTGGCGTCGCCTCGGGTGGCCCACATGGCGTCATCGGCGAACCGCTCCGAGATGTTCTCGGTGCTGTGTTCGGCGGCGAGGATGCGCCGCGCCTGGTCGGCTTCTCCGACCTGGACGTCATACAACTCGCGGTAGATCCACAGGCGGCCGTCTTCGTCCACCGCGCCCCACACAACCGCCCACGGGGCGGTGTATCCCCAGTCAACGCCGCTGTAGCGCTTCCACGTGCCCGGCAGGGACATGGGCGGCACGATGAACTTCTCGCCGGTGCCCCATTCCTTGAACACCTGACCGGCGAACAGATTCCAGTCGCCGTTGATGAATGCGCGCCGCAGTTCCTCCGACAAGCCTTTGAGGTCAGAGGCGTACTCGGGATTCAGGTGTGGGTTGTCGGAGAGTTTCGACGGAATGAAACGGACGGTGCGACCGCGTTCGTCGAACACGACCTGTTTGCCGTTTTTAGTGGCGTCGATGTACTTCTTTTTGACCGCGCCGTGCCCGACGCCACCCGGGTTCGTTCCGGATCGGATTCCGAGAACGGGAATGCTGGCACGACCGGAGCGAAGGCGTGATTCCAGGAAGGCGCACACGTCCGGCGGGGTGAGGGTGCGCTCATCGAAAACGAGCAACTGGTACTGTCCACCTTGACGGCGGGTCGCATCAGCCGGTGTTTCCGCGTACCGGAACATGACGATGGATCCGTTGGGGAACTTCAGTTCGTACTCGGATCCGTTCCATGCCGCGCCGACCGCTTTGGCGTATGACATGTTGAGCAGTTCGGCGAGCAGTGACTCTTTTAGTTCCGGGTAGCTACGACGGAATGCGCCGACCCGCAGACCCGGGTAGGTCACGCACGCTCTGATTGCTTCAGCAACAAGTGCCTTGGTCTTGCCGCCGCCCACCGCGCCACCGTAAAGCACATCGAATTCAGTGGCGTCGTGGAATTCCTGCTGGCGTGGAGTGGGAACGTATTCCAGTTCCTTGAACACGTCCAGCTTGGGTGGATCGAGCTTGTCAGCCAGCGACGAGACGAAGTTGGTTCGCAACAAGGGCCTTCGCCTCCCGTTGCTGGTCGAGCGTGAAGCCCATCTCGTTCAGAGCGGCCGTGAGCGCGTTCGCCACGAATTCGGCCTGTTTCTCGGAGACTCGGGCCAGACGTTCGTCAATGTTCAGTTTCGCCATGTTGGTAAGAACCGAGTTGCATCGGTCCAAGGCGCGTTCGAACACGATCACTTCGCCCCGGACCTGTTCGCCACTCTTCTCGCCGTCATAGCGGATGTCATTGAGGAAAGACACACGCTCCGCAATGACGTCTTTCCAGGCGATGGCTTCACCGGCCAGTTTGGCCATTTCGGTGAGCGGGTCGTCCACGGGAATGATCGTCATACGGCCGATGCGTTCACGTACATCCATGGTGAATGCGTCCACGCTGGCGCTCACATTTCCGTTCGGGCTTGAGCCGCCATGTTGGGAGCATCGTCCGAAACCGGGATGTTGGGTTCCGTGGCCTGCCGGTTTAGGGCATTCGGTGATGTAGCTACCGGATTTGTCATAGCCGGAGTAGTTCGCGCCGCATTTATTCCTTGTCGCCACGGCCTACCCCCATCTCATCCAGTCGCATACGCACATCGTCCACAGTGGCTTTGATGACCAGCAACGCCTGATGATCGGATTCGGCCTTTGCGCTGCGTTGCACATCCGCCTTGTTCTGGGCATAGTTCAACAAGGGGAGTGCCCACAACTGGATCCAGCCGGACGCCAGAAAGAACACCACATTCTGCACGGCCACGGAAAACAGGAGCGCAATCAGCGGAATAGCCATGAACGCGGCTGTGGTGCCGGTGGATCCAAACACGGTGACAAGCCGGTCAGCCACCCAGTCGTCCCAACGGGACGGAGGAAGGAAGTGTCGGGGGTGCTTGATCTCGGGGGGCATAGGTTTCACCCCCTGGGCACAGCTCCGCCGCAACTCCCTGGATTCAACCATATCGGGGGCTACGCTGTCACGGACCACCCCGGGAGGGAGACGACCGTGCCGACCACTGCTCCGATGCCGCTGGCGCTGGTGAAGAACGTGGGAACCACCAACTCCAACAACAGCGGCATCACCACGTTGGCCATCACCGTGCCGGCGGCCGGCTGTGCCATGGGGAACCTGGTGGTGGTGCGGTT